GGTCACCGGGTCGGTGATGACCTTGTTGCCTAGGGGGGCTGGGTCAACGTATCTGGCCTTCACCCACTGGTGGCCTGGCCCGCCGGGATTGCCGGTCAGCCGCATGCCGACCGGAACGCCTGCTCCCGAGCGCAACGTCGCCATCAACTTCATGATCGGCGCGGGGCTCGGGAAGTTTCCGCATTCCTCGATGTAGACCCGGGTGTAGCTGTGGCCCTGATACAGCTCCGCGTCGGCGTCGCGCTCAAGATAGGCGAACCGCAGGCGCGCGCCCTTCGGATCGCGCCACATCTTCTCCTGCTCCTGATACGTCCACTTGAGCGGCGAATAGATCGCCCGTGATCGCTCGATGGTATCGATCAGTTCAGTACGGGTGCGCCGGATCATCAGCCCGGCGGCCTTGTCGCCGTAGCGATCGGCGTGCGCCATCCATTCGCCCAACATTCCATCGGTTTTGCCGCCGCCGCGGGCACCGCCGAAGAACACCTCGAATACTGGGCACTGGATCAGGCACCATTGCGGCCAGTTCGCCCCAGGACTCCATAAGACACGCTCTACAGGTTCGGCGAACATGAGCTATTGCAGATTTCCACTGCCGTTGGTGATCTTGAGTGGATCAGGTAACGGATTGAGGTGGTCGATTGAATACTTCTTCTCCCATTCCTCGCGCGAGAGCATGGGCGGAAGCTCCACGACATAGCGGTGGGTGATATCGGCAACGACGGCGGTGCTGGTCAGATCGGGCACGCACTTCCGAAGCAGGGCGCAGATGGCGTGCACTTGCGACATGCTCAATTCCAGGCCGTCGAAGATGTGGGACTGCAGTCGGTTCACCAGTTCGGTTGCGCGGATTTTCCGCCGCACCTCGTCGGGGTGAAACGGCATTCCGCGTTTAAGCTTGCGGGAAGCACGCTGCTGTGTGGCCACGGCTACGCTCCTTAGACATTTGTACCCGAGGGATAACGGTCGGCGTATCCGCCGGTCGCCGCGCCCGGCCAGTAGAAGCTATCGCCCCACTGATTGGGCGTTCCGTGACTGGCGCCGGTTCCGAGGTTCGAGCCTCTCCGCACACCCATTCCGTGCTCGGCAGTGATCCCCGTTCCCATGTCGGAGAAGCTACTGCCCCCCCCTCTAACCTGGCCCGCTAGGGTGTTGATCAGTTCCCCGTTGCGCATGATCCAGCCCGGCCCCATGCCGAGCAGGCGCCAATTGTTGGTCGAGGGGCCGGCCTGGCCGAATGTCGCCATCCCCGGAACATCACGGCCGAGTTTTTGGTATAAATCTGTGGCATTGAAAAACCCGCCCTTATCACTGCCGGTATTATACTCAATGCCCGTGGCACCCATCCGCGGCAGAAATCCGCTCGCCAATTGGCCCAAATTTACGCCGGAGGCTGCAGCCGCCTGCTCGGGATCGTCCATCTTCCACCCGCCGTAAGCATCGAAATATTTCTGATCCTCGGGCGAAACGGCTGCACCGCCGTACAGGCCATGAAAGCCGCCACCGCCGCCGCCGCCTCTGACATCAAAGCCGCCGCCGCCGTCCATGGCCGCCTGTGCCATTTGCAGCAGGCCTGGCACCTGTGATGCCGCCTGTTGCCCAACTCCACCCAATTGCTGGAATAACTCCGGCGGCGGTCCACCGCGAAAATCAGGCATGTCACTCTCCTATCGATAATACAGGCCGGTAGCCGGATCGTAGAAGCCATAGGCGCCCTCACGGCTGGAAACTCCGAACGTGTTGGTGCCGGCTCGTCCGGTTGCTACACCGGGGCCATACATGCCGCCGAATTCGGCGCCCCTGGCACCGGGGGCAATGCCGGCGCCGCCGGTCTGGTAGTAGCCTGGGCCACCCGGTCGGCCGCCGCCTTGTTGGCCACCGGGCCGGCCGGTCGCATATTGGTTATTGCCGACCGTGACCGATAAGCCGGGCCGCCCGCTGGTTTCACCGCCAGGACGGCCGGCAGGGCCGAACGGCCCAGATTGGTTTAGGCTGCCGCCAGGACGACCGCTGGGATCGCCATACATGCCCAACAGCCCGAGCGGCGCCGCCTCGCTGCCAATTCTGCCCAGGCCTTCCTGCGTCATTATATTAGGGCCGATCTGCGGGCCGATGGTTTCGGTCTGCGCCCACGGCGCAAGTGGATTGCCCTTGCTCTGCTCGCCCCGCGATTGCGCGTCGAACGCATCCGCGGTCATCGGAAACGTGCCGAACCGGCTGTCGAACGTATCATCGGCACGCCCGGCCCTGCCTTGTTCGCCCCGCGCCTGGGCGTCGAACATCGCCGCTTGCTGCATCGCTTGCTGCTGATTGGCCGCTATCAATGCCTCAAAGGCATTCGATATGGTTTGCTGCGGGGTCATCTGCGTTTCCGCAGCAGGCCGCGCCGATAGGTCATAGGCCGGTGCCTGCATTTCGCCGAACCGACTGTCGAACGTGTCGGATGTCGCCGGCTTGCCCGACAAGGCCTCGAAAGCATTCTGCACGGCTTGATTGGGACTCTGAACCGCATCAAACCGGCTGTCGAAGGTGTCCTGCTGCTGCTGGCCTTGGACGGTCGGTGTCTGCGGCTGCTGCGCATTCATTTCGGCCGCTAGCTGCTGGTAGCCCTGCTGGGTCACCATCGGGCCGATCAGGTCCATGTTGGGATTTACTTGTTGTGTGTCAGCGCGGTCGCTCTGGTTCAGCGAATCGCCCTTGCCCCCGAAGCTATCGAAAGACATCGTGCCCTGCTGCGCGCTGGTGCCGGTGAACCCCTGTTGCGCGCCGGGGGATGGGCCCTCAAACCCGGTCATCGCAGGGCCGATCATGTTGGTCTGATTGTTCTGGTTGGCCGCAATCCCCATCAGCGCCTCAGCCAAGGCCGGATTGGTTTGGGCCACGGTCTGCGCCATCTGAGCAACCTGCGCGAATGGATCGCTCTGTAGCAACATGGCATCGGTGTCGGTGCCACGGCTTGCCGCCTGCGCCTGGCTCGGGCCGAACCAGCCGGCATTGGCACCGCCCTGGTTGGTCGCGAATTCGGGGCCGAACACGGTGGTCGGGTCGACCTCGGTGCGATCATCGGGAGCAACCCGGTCGGGCGTTGTCACCTCCGGGCCGAACAGCGACGGATTGAGCGCCTCGCCCTGCTGCACGGTCGTCGGGCCGCCCAGTAGGCCGGGGCCAGCCTGCGGGCCGACATCCTGCGTGTTAGGCATGCCGAACGTCCCGCCGGGAGGCGCGCCAAAGTCGCCGGGGAAGCCATTGATGCCGGCGGCAGAGGTCATAGAGGCATAAGCACCGGGCCCGCCGATCGTGGCGCCGGGTGCCCCCGGCCCAAAGCCCGTGCCGGTGGGACCGTCGATGCCGTAGGCGCCGTAGTCGCCTGTGGCCCAGCCGGGCGGGCCAACGGCGTTACCCATCCCATAGTTTGCCCCCGCAGGGCCGCTAACGAAGCCGGTCCCTGCAGGACCGGCAATGCCAAAGCCTTGCCCGCCGCCGGTGAAATCGGCGCCGCTGGTGGGGGCCATGCCATCCGCAAACGGCACGGCACAGCCGGTGTCGCTGGTCAGGCTGCAGCCGGTTTCAGCACAGGCAACAGCACATCCACTATCGGCGCAACTGACACAGCCGGTATCACTGGTAAGGCTGCACCCGGTTTCGGCACAGCTCACGTTGCAGCCGGTATCGCAGCCGGTATCGCTTTGGGTGCAGCCGGTGTCACTAGTGGTAGTGCAGCCGGTTTCGGCGCAGGCAGCTTGGGCACAGCCGCTGTCGGTGCACCCAGTGTCGCTGGTCGTGGTGCACCCTGTCTCGGCGCAGCCAGTAGTCTCGCAGCCGGTATCGCTGGTCGTCGTGCAGCCGGTTTCGGCACAGCCAGCAGTCTCGCAGCCGGTGTCAGCGCAGGATGCACACCCGGCGCAGCCGTCAACCGCACAGCCGCTTTCGCAGCCGCCACAGCCGCTGTCGCAGCCCTCGCAGCCACAACCGCCGCCGAAATCGTACATGCTCGGATTGCACGCACCCTCGCAGCCTTCGCCGCTCAACCGCCCCGGAATGAACATCCGGCCGCGCACATCGCCGAAGTAGATGTCCTGGCGCACCTTCTGGCCGTTGATCTGGCACCAATCGACGCCGGGCGGAATGAATTCGTTCTTCATCCGCAGCGGCATCAGGCGGCCGCGCGGGGTCACCCGCCGGATCACCGGCTTGGCCTTGGCAACGACGATTGGAGGCGGTTCGACCGCGGTCTTACGCCGACGCTTGATCGGCTTGCGATAGCCCTCGGGCAATTCGATCGTGTTCTTCTTGAAATAATGCAGCCGGGGTTTGGTCATGGGATCAGGCTCTTTTGCCGAGACACGCCATATTCGCTGTAGCCGTCGAGCGCCCGCAGCCAGCCGCGGCGGCCGTAGCCGACCTGACGGTGACAGCCGTGCGCTCGCCCCCAATCTTCGATCATGGGCGTTTTCTCCACGATTTCGGGAAGCTCGCCACCGGCCAGCCAGGTGACATGGCTTTTCAGGCCAGTCTGGCTCTCCTGAAACTCGGTCACGAATGCGCAGTTTGGAAACGGCCAGAAGAACGATCGGCCGCTGATGATCCTACCCAGGATGTGCGGCCGGTAATGCGTTGGCCAGGGCCGGCCGTTGTACCGGAATGCGCCCTCCAGCATCGACGCCCACAGCCAGGGCCACACCCGATCGAATTCAGTTGTAAACTTGGCGGCCGATGCGGGCAGGGGGCATATCGGGCTCGGCGTCGGCATAAGCCTCGGCGGGCTCTCCTGCATCGGCTGCGGGCTCTGCGCCATTGCCAACCCCCATCTTTGTCCGTGGCCTGAACTGCACCGGCGTTTTGTGCTTCATCGGATTGGGGTAGCCTTCATATTCGTCCGATAGCTGGTACGGATTGATGGTGCCGCTGACCTTGGTGCAGGTCATGTTGGCAGCGCCTTCGTAATTCTTGCACAGCCCGCAGTGATAGATCAGGTTGCCGTCGCGAAGGTGGGCCTCCTGCGGCGTGACCACGCCCTCGGTATCTTCGGGGGTCGGATCGACCGGCGGTGTTGGGTCAGCCATGATGGCACCTCAGATGTCGTCGCGCTCCACCAGCAAATCCAATTGCAGCGCCTCGCACCAATCGTACAGCGATTGCAGCGATGGCACGCAGTGCCCGTTTTCCCACTTCACCAGCGTGTAGTAGCCGCAGCCGATCTTGGTGGCGAGATACTTGCGCGCGATGCCACGCTCGGCCCGCACCGCCTTGAGCGTTGCTACGATCGGGAAGCAGCCGCGTGCATATTTGCGGTAGTGCACGTCACCTCACATTAGCCCGCGAAGACGGGCGTCTTCACGCCCTTATGGACATTTCGGATAGCCCATCGCCCACAATTCGCGGTCTGACATATCCCAAAAGCCGTTGAGCGGCAGTTTTTGCCAGCCGCCTTTGCGGTCGATCCAATCGCGGACCGGCTCCGGGTAGATCGAATACAGGAACCGGGTTTCCAGCGGCATCCCCTCGCCCCGTTCCGCTGAGCGCACCTGATGGAACGCCATGTATCCACCCTCTGCAACGCAGAGAAGCTCCGGCCCGACGTAGGCCAGGACGATCGTGCAGGCCGACAGGCATGGGCCGCGTATTTCCACTCTGGCCTTGGACAGCCGGTAGTCGGCAAACCGCATTGTGTGCTCGTCCATGCGGCCGCCACGGCCGTACTTGATGATGATGGTGGTTCCCGGATGCTGTCGTTCGATCCCCACCTGCGCGGGGACCGCCGGCTTGACGACGCCGATCGTCGGGACCGGCGTCTTGACGTGGGTTGATGACTGCCCGAAGGCGGCGCCGGTGATGCCGATGGCGATGTAGATCGCCAGAGTGATGCGTCCGCCGCTCATATGTGAGCCTCCCTGTCCATGGGAGACTATCCCACACGGCGTGGGGTTTGGCAACAGCTATTTCATGAACGGCCGGTTACAATAATGCACAGACACGACTTGACACAACCCCACATAGCGTGGGATTGTGGGCATTTGGAGGAACCCAATGACCGACACCGCGATCATCCTGATCCTGCGCGCCATGGTGCGCGGCGCCTACGACTTGCAACAGCTTCGCATGCAGTCCGGCCTGCGGCTGTGCGCCAATTTCCGCGCCAAACTCGGGCCGATCGACGATGACGACCCCGAAGCCGATGACGCCAAGAAGGAAAGCGCCATCAAACTGATCAAAGCGGAATACCGTCGCCTCTCCGACGGCATCACCAGCGAGAAAGGCCGTGTCAGTATGGCAAAGATCGACTTCACCGGCTCGGCCATCATTTCCAGCGCCGCCGAATTTGCCCTGGTCGACAGTTACATTGCGCTCGAACGCCAAGAAGCCAAGCAATTCCGCGATCTGACAGGTACTTTAGAAGAGATCCCGATCTACCGCGACTACCTCCACGCCGTCACCGGCATCGGCCCAGCCATGGCCGGCGTGCTGGTGGCCTATTTCGATCCCCACCGTGCCCGCCATGTATCATCGTTCTGGAAGTATGCCGGGCTCGACGTGGACAAGGGCAGCGGAAGGTCCAGGCGCGAAGAGCATCTTGTCGATCGCGAGTACACCGACCGCAACGGCGAGATCAAGACCCGTCTCGGTGTTACCTACAATCCCTTTCTCAAGACTAAACTAATGGGGGTATTAGGTCCATCGTTTCTGCGCTCGGGCTCGGAATGGCGCAAGGTCTACGACGACTACAAGCATCGCATCGTCAGCGATCCAGCCCGCAAGAAGGTCACCGTCGCCGAATGGAAGAAGGCGCACAGGGCGACTGATCCCGACATCCGCCAGCTATGGACGCCGGGCCGCATTCACACCGCCGCCACCCGCTACATGGTCAAGATGTTCTTGCAGGAGCTGTGGGTCAAATGGCGCACCATCGAAGGCTTGCCGGTGACCCAACCCTATTCGGAGGCCAAGCTCGGCAACCGACCACACGCCGCGTGAAACTAGCAACCCACATCGACCGCAGCGTGCCAATGACACTGAGAAACCCAAAGCTTGGAAGCGTGCCTTGCTTGAGCAGCAACCCATCGTGGGCAAGCGTGCCGCCGCTACGAAGCAACCCAGGATAGCCTAGCGTGCCATCCTATCCAAGTAACCCGGAAGCGGTCAGCGTGCCTGCGGAGTTCAGCAACCCAACAAACGCGAGCGTGCCCCGCGAGACGAGCAAACCATGATACGCAAGCGCCTTTATGTCAGCTACCCGACGCACGCAAATATTCACGGGCAACAACCCCACGGGATGTTGACATCCAACGGAACTAAAATATTCTGCTGACGTTTCAGTAGCCCGGATCGCACGTCCCGCAATTGGTTGTCCGCCGGCGCGGGTGTCGATCCGGTCCATCCAGGGGGTTACTGGCCAGGCGGTGCGATCCCGCCACCCTTTCACATCGCGCGGACACTGTCTGTTCAATTTTGCACACTGCCAAGCGATCGAAGCAACCCAAAGTCAACCAGCGCGCCAGCGGTTGAGAGCAACCCACGCACCATCAGCGCGCCATTGAGGACCAGCAACCCAATTCCTTCGAGCGTGCCATCGGATTGGAGCAACCCAACCCACCGCAGCGCGCCAAACAGCAGCAGCAACCCAGAGCAAGTCGAGCGCGCCAGCGATGACCAGCAACCCACGGACGACCAGCGTGCCATCGTAGAATAGCAACCCACGGACTTCGAGCGTGCCACCATCCCTTAGCAACCCGCATCACTTCAGCGCGCCAGCCACCCGAAGCAACCCACTTACGGATAGCGTGCCATCGATTTGGAGTAACCCAGAACCGGGGAGCGTGCCAGAGGACGATAGCAACCCACACCCAAACAGCGCGCCAACAAGCGGGAGCAACCCACACCATCAGAGCGCGCCATCCCTTAAGAGCAACCCACGCACGACCAGCGTGCCAGAATTACGGAGCACCCCAACCCATCGCAGCGCGCCAGTGCCATGCAGCAACCCACACCCAAACAGCGCGCCATCCGCACCAAGCAACCCAACCTGCACTAGCGGAAGCAGCCCGCCGGTACATCGGGGACCGGCAGGCCGCCCCGCAACCGCGGGAGGAGGACACCAACCGCGGAACCTTAAAAATTCGTGGTACTTGTCATCGTGGAGGATCGACAACCAACGAGGCAACAGATGTACACCGTCAAGAAGATCGAAACCCCCGACCGCGGCGAGCTGTTCGCCGTTGTCAATGGTGACAGTGATACCGAAATCATCAGCCGCCACATGACCGAGGAAGACGCCAAGGAAAGCTGCACCCTCCTCAACGGTGGCGAGGCTGCCGAGAAGAAGCTAGCCGCCGCCGAGAAGAAGGCCGCGGAAGACGCCAAGAAAGTCGCCGAGGCTGATGCCAAGTCCCGCCCTGCCAAGGCAAAGGCCGAGCCGGAGCACGACAACCACAAGCCCCGCGCCCATGCCGCCAGGGCCAAGGCGCACGTCAAGCGCATGGCGCCCAAGCCCACCCGTCGGCACAAGTGACATGCACACCTATCGCAAAGCCGAGAGCGGCGGCTGGGAGGCCGGCTATCAGCACGCGCTCTCCTTCGTGCGGCTCGGTCCAGCCTTCGGTATCGAGTGCGAGGCCGCAGCGTTCGCCAGCTTCCTCAACGGCGGGCGCTACAACCCCTACGAGATCGAGGCGCTGTTCCGTACCGAGGTGGTGCCCCTCGAGGACGACGACAGCATCCATCCTCTCCATCGGACCGAACTCGACGACTACCCGCGCCCGCAGGGCATGGACTATCCCCAAGAGGCCACGCAACGGCACAAGTAGGAAACCGGCGGCCCTCTAGGACAGGGTAAGCCGCCGGCTCCTAGTCCAGGGGTGGCTAGAATGATCGCCCCCGGCTAGTCGCAAGCTGATCGATCAATTCGGGCGGGATGTGTTCGGGGTGCCAGCGGATCAGCAGCGCCAACAACGGATCGTCGTCGCCATGCCATGCCACCGGCGGGCGGCCGTCAAAGTCGTGATCGTAGCTCGGCGGGCGGTCCAGGAGCGAGCGATCCATGGCGCACCCCCTTCCACCTAGAGCGCAGTCACCTTTAAACGCGCCGGCGCGGCTCCTGCTGGCGTTTGGCCGCCCCTCTGTGCACGATCAAGCATCGCCAAAGCGGCGTCCTTGGCCCTGGTACGGTTGACCATGTCGGACAGTGAGCCATCGGGACGCCGCACCCGCCACATCTGCGGGTAGCGTTCATCAACCACAACGGAAAAACCACTAAACCGCCCGTTGAGCCATAGACGGTCGCCTTTCCAGAGCCATTTCCCTGAAATGCTCATGGCATCACCGGCGCAACGTGTTTTTGGGAGCGTGCATTTCGTCTTGCGCTGTTCGCGTGCTTTGTCAATGGCCTACACAGCCCGTAGTGTTCGGCGAGCGCACTTAGTCCCAGTTTTAGCGTCGCCAAGTCCAAAAATGGGCACTGCCGATCCAGAATGACGACCGCATGGACCACCGGCGCAACACCACGCCCGGTTGAAATGATCACGCGTGCAGCTTCTGCGTAAATGCGCCTACGGAGGTCACAGGCGCAATATTTTCGCCGCTCCGGGTCCGAGCACCCGTCGCACGCAGAAACGCGCCCTTGGGCTTCTCCCGGGCTGTGCGGGGCGCTCAGTGTGGACACGTACCCCCGCCACATGCGGCCATAGACGTAACCGGCGGTTTCCTCCGGCTCCGACACCTCGCCCCGGATGCGCATACGGCCAAGCTCGCTCTCGGCCGCAGGATCGCTGGCCGCCTCGCCTAGGCCGCGCCGGTGCGGCATGTGGGCGGCGCGCTCACGCGGGCTCTCCGCCACGATCGGTTTCAGGTGCCCGTTCTTGTGGCGCGGGCCGTTCTTGCGCGGTCTGCCCTTGCGACGCTTGGATGCCATCGGTGTCCGCTCCCGATTGTGCTTGAAGATAGAACCATTGGTCGATATCTGCGAATATTGGCAATAGTTTAGCTGCATACGCCTTTGGCAGAAACCATGCTATGTTGGTTCTGTTCTCAACCATTTGTGGGACTAACGTGTCATGGTGCGGGCGCGGGGGATGTTGCTCATGGGCGTTTGGCCGATGCAAGCGGTCGATCGGGGATTGGCGTCAGGGGATTGTCGGATTTGGAGCGTGGCGGGGAACGGTAGTCGTTGCCCAGATCGGGGCTCATGCCTCTGCTTCCCTTACCAAGTGAAGTATCTTTAAATGTAGTTGTAGTTGTAGATGGGGGGTGGTTTGCATGTCCGTTTGCTCTGCTCTTGCTGTGCATTTGCAGAGCCGCTTCCTTGCGTTTGTTGGAGATTTCGGCCGCCTTGGTAAGCTCCGTAGAGACGCGCTCAGAGGTCCACAAAGTGGCGTCACTGAGTGACGCAGAAGAAATTGAAAAAAAAGGCGCTATGCGGGCGCGCACCCGGTGCCAATTGCGGTTGTTGACCCGAGCTACCCGCTGCACATCAGCACCCGCAATTTTTCCGCCATGCTCCCAAGCATGCGCAATCAAAAACAGATATGCGCCGGCTTCCTGTGGCGTCAGGTGCATCGTGTTAGCGAGGAAGTCGCCCCAGAACATCGGCATGAATTGATATTTCATCGGCCTGTGTCCGCTTTTCAGGCTTGAGGTTGGGTGGGGGTAGTTCGCGCGCCATGGTGCAGCGCAGGCCGTGGCGCCGGAGTGCCAGCTTCAGCAGCGCGCGGATGGCGAGATACGGATCGCCGGGGCCGGTGGCGACCAGCGTCAGCGTAAACATGCGGGGCTGGTCGCCAAGGTTGGGCATGGCGTCATGCACTGTTGCGCAGTTGTGCCACGGTCAGCGGCACGACATTGGTTTGCTGCCATGAGACGAGATCACTGGTCCCGAACGGGCCGCCCTTTTCGGGCCGGAAATCACCGAGACCGATTTGCTGGAGACCTTCGGTCATCAGCCGGCGAACGATGTCCTCGCCCAAAATCTCGTCGTTGATGCGCAGATTGACCTTGAACGCCCACTCGTTGAGCCGAGCCCGGTGCCGCATGACACGGCCCTTGGTCGCCGGGATGGTGACCGGTCGGCTATCGACCTCGAAATCGGTGATGGGTGTCTTGCGATCGTTGAGATACAAGCCACACAGATCATCAAGCACGATCGTTGCGGCCGGCACCAAATATTTGATCGATTTTCGTGATCCCCTGGCTTTATGGGCGCCGCCGGCCTCACGCAGCATGCGGCTGACCGCCCCGCCTGGGAGTGCGATCTGCCTGCTTGGTAGCCGATAGAGGGCCCGCTCGCAGATATCGCGGGGGTCTTTCCTCTCGGACACCGTGTTGGTTCGGGTGCCGTCGCCGCTGAGTGCTTCCTCAGTCGCCCGATGGATCAGCATCGGAGTCACACCTTGACCCCACGCCTCAACCAAAACGAAACTCATTTCGCCGTCCTCCTCAATTGAGCAGCGCGGGATACGCCGCCCCAAGCCTTGCCATGCCTCGCCCAGCCCCGCCTCGCCATGCCTTGCCCCGCCAGGCCATGCCCGGCCATGCACTGCCGCGCCCAGCCATGCCTTGCCGGGTTATTTGATCTGGCCCAAGACGCGCTCCAGATCGCCAACCCGGCGGCGATGCCGGGCCAGAACCTTCTCCACGATCCGCGCCATGTCAGCGCGGTACTGCTCGGCGCAGGCCAGCAGTTCGCGCTCATCCTGACTGCCCGCATTGCCAAGCTCGCGGCCCACATCGGCCAGCAATTGCGCGGCGTGCTCCACCCGGCTCATAAAGTCTGCGAGCGGTGCATCCGCTGCGGCTGCGGCCACCGCTTTAAGTTGCTGTTGCTCAAGCGGCTGGATCGTGCTGCCGTTGCCGTTCGTGCTCATGTTCCCCGTCCTCCAGTTTGACTTGCAGATCGATGAGTTCCTTGGCGACATCGGCTGGCCGCTTGTCGAATGCATGCGCCAACAAGCGGGTGACGGACCAACCTGAAACCTGCGAGATACTGCGCAACGGCCACTTTTTGCCGCAGCCACGAAGGATGAAAAGCAGCCCGAGATCGTAGGGGTGCAGCCCGGATTTGGTTCTCATCGCCGGCGCGTCTTGCGGTTGCCGTTGCCGTTGGTCGGCTTGGGCCGCGGCGGGCGGGTCACCCGTTTGCGCAGCAACATGCGCTGGCGCCACATGGTGGGCGGGGTGGGAACCCCGAGTTCCCGCAGCAGCGGCACCATCGCGTCGTAGGTGTCCGGCGGCAAACCGCGGCGCTTCCAGTTGCTGACCACGCGCTCGTCGAGGCCGAATAGCTCGGCCACCGCCGTCGAACGGCCGAGCGCGTCGATCACCATCTCGGCAAACTGTTGATGCACTGACTTGGGCATGCTATGGCATACCCCACTTTACGAAGAGTTGCAAGACCTCAACAGGCTAACGGTGGATGCCAATCTGGGGGTAGTTGACGCCCACCTTTGTGTGGGGAATACCAGCGGTCATGGTTCGCCAGCCGTCAGACCCTACATCTACCGCCGAGATCGGCCGCCGGCTGGAACTCACGCGCCGGGCGCTCGGGCTAACTCAGGTCATGATGGGGAAGCTGGTGGGAACCACCAGCGCCGGGCAGGCTTGGGGCAACTATGAGGCCGGCAACCGGCGCATCTCGATCGATCACGCCCTCGCCCTGTCCCGCACGCTGGGGGTGTCGCTCGACTGGATCTACCAGGGGCAGATGGTCAACCTACCCCCGGAACTGCGCGAGAAAATCCAGCGCATCATTCTGGAAAGCGCCAATCAGCCCCCGTCCCTGACCAGGCGCCTGAAATCCGTCAAAAAATGAACCCCGGGCGGGGGGGCCTCCTCGTCGTATTTCCACTCGGTCAGGCGGCGCATTTTCGAGATCACGGCATGTGATCTGCGCGCGTCGTGAGGCAGCTGGAGCACCAGCTGCATGGCCAAGTTCGCATCGTCTGCGGCCGTCGGCGCGTCGTAGTCTTCTGGCATTGCCTGTCCCATCAACGTCCCCTTTCTGTGTTGCGGTTGAACGTGGGCCGGCGGCCCGACGCTAGCCCGCCGGTAATTTTCCTGTAAGCCCCCATCACTGTCACAAAATGTTACGTGCCGTGGGGGACAGCTGGTTGTAATTATTCTCTTCGCTGGGCGATGGTTCCGCTTGACACCCCACACGGTGTGGAGTAGTCTCCGTTGCATTGGAGCAATGGAGAACGACAATGACCACCGACAAGCAACGCGCCCTCGCAGCCATCGACAGCCTCAACCAAGCCCGCGATCTGCTGGAGAGCAGCACCGATCAGGCACAGCATGATATCGCCGAGGATATCGGCATCCTCCTGACGAAACTCGAAAGCCTGCAGTTCTTCGGCCGTCGCCCATGGCGGGTCTTACATCGCGGCATCACTACCAACCACGATGTCCCAGAAGACGCGGACGACCGCTACTTCGTGACCGAAGAATTCAAGACCGGTTACGTCGTCGTCGCTCGGTTCCGAACCCTTGAAGCGGCCAAGCGCCATCTAGCCAGGATCGAGAGCCAGTCGTGACCCCCAAACAGCACTTCCGCCGCCTGCAACTCCGGCTCGAAATAGCCGAGTTCGGAATGGGCATGCCATTGGACCGCGAGCGCATCGGCGAATGCGACTGCTGCGGTGAGCAAAAGCCGCTCTTCCTGATCACCACTACCCTCGGTCACAAAACCTGGGAATGCAAGGAATGCACGACAGAGTGGGATGGGGACAGTGACGGCTTCACCGAACAGGCAGGGGGATACTGATGACTGCGTATTCATCAGGAATTGGCAAAATAAACGCACAACGGCGCGCCCAAAAACTAGCAAGGGCCGACTACGATCCCGAGCGCGTGGACATGCGGATCGAAGGCCGGCAGGGCAAGCTCGCCGCTAACGCCGAGGCGATCGAGAGGTGGCAGCGCAAACTGTTCCGCGCCGCCAATGAACTGCAGAAGCTCGTCGCCGCGCGCAAGCGGCTGCTGAACCCCAGCAAGGGCAAGCTCGTCTACAAGGGCGAAAACCTAACCGGCATGGGCGGCGGCGCCGTCGACGGCCTCAATGGGGACAGTGAACAGGAGGGAACGTCATGACCCGCTTCCGCACCTATGACGATTGGAAGCTCGCATCGCCCGACGACGAGCGCCCGCCCGAGGACGAGCCGTCGACCGCTGCTGAACGTCGCAGCGATCTGATCGATCTAGCATGCAACGTCGGCGGTCTTGACGATCGATGGCTAGTCAACGCCAACGAAAAAATGCTTCGCGACCTGATCTCCGAATGGCGCGACGCAGCCCGCGCCGCCATCGCCAAGGCCGAGGGCACGTCATGACCGCCTATGCCTCCGACGCCCTCGCCATCGTGGCCCTGTCTTTGCTCATGGCCTCCATCTTCATGCTGTGTGCGGTGCTAACATGAACACGTCCGAACAAATCGACGAGCTGGCCGCCGCCTTGGCCAAGGCACAGGGCATGATGGAAAATGCCGTCATGAACCGCATCAATCCGCATTTTAAATCGAAATATGCCGATCTGGCAGCCATCATCAATGCTGCGCGCAAGTCGTTGTCAGCTAACGGCCTCTCATTCGTTCAGACGATTGGCGACGGTGTCTTGCACACGCGGCTGTTGCACACTTCTGGCCAATGGATTGCTAGCGAACACCCCCTTCCGATGTCTGGGCGACCGCAGGAGATCGGTTCAGCATTAACCTACGCGCGCCGTTATTCGCTCTCTGCTCTGATTGGCATTGCCGCCGACGAGGACGACGACGCCAACGCCGCCAGCCGCTCCAATGGCAAACCGACCGAAAAACTCAGCGAAGATGCAATCTCCGAACTGCACGAAGCAATCTATGCAGGCGGGCGAACGGAAGATTGGTTCTGCAAATTCGCCCATATCAACGAGTTGGACGCCCTCGCCCCCGAACGCTTCGAGGCCGCGCTCGACTACGTCAAAAAACTGCCAAAGGTGGCCAATGCTGCAACGGAGTGACGAATGGCTGCAGGCCCGCTGTGGCTGCGTCACCGCCAGCCGCGTGCGCGACATCACCGCAACGACCAAGAGCGGCGGCTGGACCGCCGACCGCGAAGGCTACATGGGGGAGCTTGTTAGCGAGTGCCTGACCGGCACGCCGTATCCGCAATACGTCAACGCCGCAATGGAGCACGGCAACGACAAAGAAGCATCTGCACGCTTTCGCTATGCCCTCGCCCAAGGCGTTGAAATCACCGAGGTCGGGTTTATCAAGCACCCTACCATCGAGCATGCCGGCGCATCGCCCGACGGATTGGTCGGTACTGATGGCCTCGTTGAGATTAAGTGCCCGTATAAAACCGCCATCCACATCAAGCGGTTGACTGGCGCCAAGATCGAGGCGGCAACCCTTGATCAGATGCAATTCCAAATGGCGTGTACCGGCCGGCAGTGGTGCGATTTTGTCAGCTTCGATGACCGCCTGCCCGAAGAAATGCAGTTGCACATCCGTCGCATCCCGCGCGATGACGAGTACATCGGCAAGATGGAAGAACAGGTCATCCAATTCCTGATCGATGTCAACGCAACGGTGGACCTGTTGCGCAAGCGATACATGCCGGAGGCCGCATAGTGAGCCGCGCGCTGCTGCGCATCGACGGCCCCGTGACCCGCGCCCGGGCGGCTAAACTGCTCGCCCGCGTGCCAGACGGAACGCGCGTGGAATTCAAGGGCGGGCGGCGCACGCTGCCGCAAAACGCTAAACTCTGGGCCGCCCTCACAGAGGTGGCACGCCAGAAGACATGGCATGATCTCAAGTTGGCGGCCAACGATTGGAAACTGATCTTCCTCGATGCGCTCAAGCGCGAAGTGCGGATCGTGCCGAACCTCGACGGTACCGGCTTCGTCAATCTCGGCCGGTCGTCGTCCGACTTATCGAAAGAGGAAATGGGCGAGCTGATCGAGCTAATCGCAGCCTGGGGCGCGCAGAACGGCGTCGTGTTCGCAGACGATACGTGGGAAGCGCATGACTGAGAAGCGGGTTGAATTCACCAAGGCCACCAAGCTTGCCGCCTGGCGGCGGTGCCGCGGGCGCTGCGAGGGCTGTGGCGCCTTGTTCGCCGGCAAGTTCAAGCACTACGACCACATCAACCCGGTCGTGTTCTCGCATGATGCGTCGTTGGAAAACTGTCAGGTGCTGTGTGTGGAATGTCACACCCGCAAGACCGGCGAGGAAGACATCCCGGCCGTGGCCAAGTCCAATCGCGTCCTGAAGCGTGAAGCCGGGCTAACCCGCGTCGGCAACATCCGCACATGGAGGTCACGTTGACCGACATCGTCGAGCGGCTGCGCAAAGCATACCCGCCGTTGGCTGGATACCAGCGCCATGTTGGCGAGGAGGCCGCCGACGAGATCGAGCGACTGCGGATGCAGCTCGCCGATCACGGCGAGACAATCACCCGGCTGCAAGAGCAGCTCACGGTCGTGCGCGAGCTGCGCGACTGCGACGATCACGATATCGAGGTTTCACAGATGGACGCGGTTGGCCGACTTGGTGTTGCGATTAAGCGCATTGCGGAGCGGGACGCCAAGATCGAGCGGCTGCGGGCAGCGCTCAAGGAACTAGCCGACGCTGCGGAACACGACATGAAGAAGAACCAAGAAGATGAGGACGGCGGATGGTGGTCGCTTCGGACAGAGAACGCGATACGGGGAGCCCGCCGCGCCCTTCTGCGTACCGACAACGAGCGGCTGCGGGCGTTCATTGCTGAACTAACCGCCGATTGCCCAATCTGTCACGGCCTAGGATGTCCACCGATAGGATGTGGCCGCGCCCTGGAGCCAAAGCCATGAGTTTCGCCGGCTGGATATGTAATCCCCCCGGACCGGCGGAAGGCGCCGCCCCGTCCATTGCTCCAACAATGCTGGGGCGGCGTCGTAATATGAGGCCAGCATGATCGAGCGTCGCACAATAGGCTGGTTCTCTTGCGGCGCAGCGTCAGCCGTTGCTTGCAAACTGGAACACGCATTGCCGGTCTATTGTGAGACAGGTGCAGAGCACGAAGACAACAAGCGGTTCATGCTCGACTGTGAACGTTGGCTTGGCCGCCCGGTGATCCGCCTACGGTCGGACGAGTATGCCGACACTTGGGACGTTTGGGAGCGCACCCGCTGGCTCGCCGGCATCCAGGGCGCCAGATGCACCATCGAACTAAAGGTAGGGCCACGGCTAGCCTTCCAGCGGCCGGATGACATCCACGTATTCGGCTATACGGCAGACAGCCCTGATGCCGAACGCGCAAGCCGGCTCCGGGCAAACTATCCCGAGTTGACAATACGGACGCCGCTGATCGAGCGCGGCATTACAAAGGCCGCCTGCCTCGACATGATCCAGCGTGCTGGCATCGCCCTGCCGCCGCTCTATGCCATGGGCTTCCAGAACAACAACTGCATCCCGTGCGTGAAGGCGACCAGCCCGGCTTATTGGGCACTCATACGCAAGCGGTTTCCCGATGAATTCGGACGCATGGCCGCACTGTCGCGCGATCTGGATGTGAGGCTGTGCCGGATCGATGACGAGCGCCGGTTCATTGACGAGATACCGACCGACCATCCGACCACCAATCCAATCCAGCCGTCCTGCGACTTCCTCTGCTACCTCGCGGAGCAAGACTTATGACCGACCGTCTCGCCTACAGCGTTGAGGAAGTCTGTGCGATGCTCGGTGTGTCGCATGTGACCGTCTATGCGCGGATCAAGGACGGCAGCTTGCGCTCGGCAGCATTTGGCCGGCGACGGCTGATCCTGCGAAAGGACGTTGAGGCACTATTTCAGACCATGGGACGCGGTATGGGCAGGAAGGACAAGGGGGAAAAACCGCAATGAATTCAACTGGAAAACGAGGACATTGTGGCTACACTTCTTTAGTTCGCAGCAGTAAGCGAGCGGAAGTCGACCAGCAAATTAGCCCACAAGAACAACATGATATGTTGCCAGGTTATGCGCTGCCAGTAAGGCGGCGGAAGCGCACGTAAAGATGTCGAGGATGGGCCAGGATATGGGACACTTTCAACCGACGGTAGAACCATGATGCCGCGCTGGGCCATGGCCTTGGCCTGGATACTGTTCATGGTGGCGTGCGGCACCGTGCTGGCCGTGGTCCTCGCCGGCTGTCAGATGCCAATGCGATGACCGGGGACGTGGTCGTGTTGGTGACCGCGGTCGGCGTGCTGCTGCTGGCCCTGCTGGGCGCGGCGCTGGTCAGCTGGTGGGTGTGGCAGGGAGGTAGGGATACATGACGGTCACCTCGTCGTCAGTGCCGACGCCCAGGCTGTCGGCAAGCCCCGGGGAGAGGTCTGCCGCACGGCCAGTCTGCTCTTCGTGTGGCCCCCAATCGGCAATATGGGCCAGCCGCATGACCCCGGTGTCCGCGTTGGTGACCATCGCCATCTGCGGACCTCGCAGCATTTCCTTGGGCGTCACGTCGTAGTCCCACCGGCAGGCCACATAGAACACCGAAGGATCGAGCCGGCGCGCCATCCCGGTCGTCGCGGGTGGCTGCTTTCCCAGCATGAGCCAGGGGCACTCATCCGGCTCGTACCACATGGCCAGCCCTTCGCTCGGGCTGACGCCGGTGTCATCGGGCCCGCCAAAGGTCGAGCATGTGCCACGCGCCGCAAACAGAACACCGCTCGGCGGCTCGGGG